GGATCGCATATAATTATTACGGCTGACACTGGAGTTGCGGGGAATGTTGGTGAAGTTCGTATTATTAAAGATTTCGATGCCTCTACGGACACCCTTACGCTTGATCACGCGCTTCCCGGAGTCGCCTCCTCGGGTACAACCTATCGACTGATTAAGTACCCATTCTCGTATATTCATACGGTTGAGTATCAAGACACGACTAATCAATGGGTTCCACTTAACGCTTTTAACAATGAAGATGCGTGGTTAGTGGTTCCGGGTTTATACCCAAGGCTTCGAATCGCTTCAGGGTTGGGTATTTCTGGACAGCCCTTAATGATTTATGGCTATCGGTATGCGGGTAAGATTAGCGTTGAACGCGATCTTGTTGAAGTCCCGTTTAGTGTCATTGCCCCCTATGTAGAATATTATCTCCGTACGATGCGAGCTAGAGTTGGGGATCGATCTGATCCACTTGAAGATCGTCGCAGGGCACGCGAAGCGCTTGAAGAAGCAGAAATTCGCCTTGAGCAGCAAATGGTGTTGCCTAGCGGCGCTATTGCCCAGTAATGGAAGTCTTGCTTGAGAATGAACGGGTTACCATTCAAGGTCCGTTACTAGAACAGCCCCAAACGCCATTCGGAGCTATTTTCGGATCAGGCGAGCAGAAACGTTCCGATCTCTCCCTTGCGCGACATTACGCATTTGAAGGTTTTAGTGGGGGTCTCGGGATCGAACGTGTAGTTGAACAGCTTGGACAGAGTGATCGTTTTGCTGATCAGGACGGCATTAATACGATCAAAGGCTCTGAATTTATGCTGGAGACTGAGCAACAAGCGGCTGTAGTCCTTGCTGCTGGCATAACGCCAACAAGTATCGCTATGGAGTTCAGTGGAGCTTTACTTGTTGCCGGGAGTGACAATAAAGTCTATCGATACTCCGGTGGCGCATTTACGGCTGTCGATACACCTCCAGCCGCTCCAACGGACATGATTATATACGAGCAAGGCGCTACTGTGTATGCTGTTGTCGCCTATACCTCCGGTTTCATGTATTCCTCAAACGGGACATCATGGACAGACGTGGCTGATGACGCGACGTTTTTTGCGGTTTTTGATAATAAATTGATCATATATGACGACGTTGGACAGCAGATCCGCAGCACAGCGAGTATTACTTCTCCTTCATTTACGAATGTTGTAACGAATACGCAGGGTTCTGCTAGGGCGATGACGATCTTTAGAGATCAAGAAGGTCAGCCCAGTATTTGGTATGCGACGGAATTGGGTTTATTCCAGATTGATTATGCAAACTCTCGGTCTCATTTTATTTATGATTACACTTCAACCCCGTATGCTAATAACGGTAAGCATATGATTGAATACAATGGGCAGCTTCATTTCCCGATGGGGCAAGAATTGCTGGCTATCTCGCCTCAAGGTTCCGTGATCTCAACGGGTCCAGACCGGGGTGATGGCATTATCAATGCGAATCACGGTGATCGCATTACGAATATCATTACGCTCCAGAATTTCCTCGTGATCTGTAATACGAACGGATCAGATTTATCTGCCATTTTAATTAATCCCGGTGCGGGGTGGCATGTTCACGCCGCAGGAAATGCGGGTGGAGATTTTTTACTGCATGAAACGACCACAGGTTCGCGTCCTCGATTATGGTTTGCGAATGGGAGCGGCGCACCAAAATACCAAGAATTTAATGACCAATCTGAACGTAAAATTCCATTTAATGGGCAGACATTTGAAGCGAGTGGGACACTGGTTACTCCGTGGATTACGCTTGGATTTCCTGAATTTCCAAAGACTATTTTCTCTATAGTTATTTCGGGACGAGATTTTACTGATGATGAGTATATGCTGGTTGAATATCAAAGTGATTATAGAGATGAAGAACAGGAATGGTCTACATTAGGGCGTACTAATGGGATTGATACACGACATGAAATGTTTTTTGATGGTGGGGCCGGACTACAGGTTACGTCATGTCGATTACGAATTACTGCGTATCGAGGATCTATTAAATCCAAATCTCCGATAGGTGATGCTATAATATTAAAGTACTTGCCACAACCGGAAGACAGGTTGAGTTGGATATTAACGATTCCATTGTATCGAGATTCATTAACAGGTAAAAATGCCTCGCAAACTATCGCGTGGCTCCGAGCGCTCAAGGCGTCGTCGCGAGAGCGTAACATCAAGTTCACGCCGGGGCCGTCGAAGTCGGAAGACGGCGAGTTTTTCGTCCAAATTACCAACGGACCAATCATTTCGCGTTCCGAATCAGCCGGGACCGCAAATATTACTCTCGCGGTCCCGATCTAAACTTACCAAGGTTCGTAAGCTTCCACGAAAATTCACGCTACGACGAAGAGGATTCTTCAGGAAATTTAATAAAGATGAATACTGGCATCCACCATCATATTTTGTTGGAACAATACCGGAGTGGCAGGTATACTTATGGTTAACACGCAAAAGAATACGGGGTTGGGAGTTTCAAAGCAGTATAATGGGGGGACGATTACAACTGGGTGGTATAGTTGCAGACTTTCTCTTCTCGCCGCCGGATTGGAACCCGTCAATGGTATGGCGTGTACAGGGTGAATATTTCCATCTCGCGACCTCAGAAAAGCAGGTTCATGACTTGTTACAACGAATAAAATTGGAGGATAAAGGATTTGAAGTTGTAGATATTTTGGCCCACGATGTACTTACAAATCGTGATGCTGCGCTGACAGCAGCGTTAGCAGGTCAACAAATTAAAGCAACGGCGATCCAAATCTAATGGCTACTACAACAAATAAAGCTTGGCAAAAAGATTCCGATACAACTGCTATCGATCAAGATGCCTTCATCAACGCATTTCTAGATGATCTTGATTCATCACTGTTTGGTATTGGTGCAAATAGCGCCAAGCCGGGATCTCCAGACGAAGGCGATACGTTCTATGACACGGATGCGAGTCGGTTTATTAAATATAATGGCTCTGCGTGGGTTCAACTCATGCCCGATGTTGCGAACGCTATCGACAGTGATCATTATGTAGACGGTTCGATAGACACCGTTCACTTATCCGCAGATGCCGTTACCGGAGCTAAGATAGCGGACGACGCAATTGACTCTGAGCATTACACTGACGCCTCAATTGATGCGGCTCATATTGCATCGAGCGCTGTCACCACAGCTAAGGTTAACGCAGACGCTATCACGGGGGCCAAGATCGCTGATGATGCGATTGATTCTGAGCATTATACTGACGGAAGCATAGATGCAGTGCATCTAGCCGGGGACGTTATCTCGGGATCTAAAATCGCAGATGACGCAATTGATAGCGAACACTACACGGACGGATCGATTGATGCGGCACATCTCGCTGGGGACGTTATATCAGCTTCTAAAATTGCGGACGATGCGATTGATTCTGAGCATTACGCCGATGGTAGCATTGATAATGCTCATATCGCAGATGACGCAATTGATAGCGAGCATTATGCTGACGGAAGCATTGATAATGCCCATATCGCTGATGATGCGATTGATAGCGAACATTATGCCGATGGCAGTATTGATTCGGCCCATTTAGCCGATAATGCCGTAACGCTAGCGAAGACGGCTCACGGTACACAAGGGGGCATCCAGTACTATGCGGGGTCAGGCGTGCCGTCTGAACTTGCCGCCGGAACGTCTGGCTACTTCCTCAAGACGCAGGGTACGTCAGCCAACCCGGTATGGGCTTCAGTTGCCGCAGGGCCATCACAGGCTGATCAGGCCGCGCTAGAGGGCGAGACCAATGAAGACACTTACGCCCCGCCGGATTTGATTAAACACTCACCGGGCGTAGCGAAATTCTACGGAAAAAGTAATTATGCCGCAACCGTTCAAGGCACGGCCTATAATTTAACCAGCACCACGGATGGCGGTACGGGTCTCATCACGTTCACCATCGCCACTGACTTCTCTAGCGCGAATTGGGTGGTATCAGGAATTACAGGCACTGGATATACACGCACGGTTAATACTACGGCGGGGGGCGTTGCCGCAGGAGCAGTTGATTTCCGAGTAACGGATAATAATGGAACGTTGAGTGATGGGGACTACTTTTACTGCGTGGGACATGGAGATCAGTAATGCCAGATAAGCGTATTGTTTTTATCAACCCAGACACTAATATACTTAATGTTGTTAGTCCGGTGTATCAGAGCATTGAGCAGGGATTTTATGCAGATGAAGAAGAGCTTCTTGACACCTGTGTAGAGCGGAATGTTCCAGCGGGTGTCGCATATCGTATTATCGAAGCAAACGAGATCCCCACACATCGACTATTCCGTAACGCATGGTCAGATGATGGGAATGATGTTGTTGTTGATATGGCTGAAGCCCGTGGCATTCATATGGATGACATTCGTATTGACCGTGACAAGGCATTGTTAGAATTAGACATCACGTTTATGCGAGCCGTCGAGGACGGTGACACCGACGAACAGGACGCCGCAAGTACGGCAAAGCAAGCGCTGCGTGACATACCAGAAACTTTTGACCTCTCCTCTGCCTCGACACCCGAACAACTAACAGTTCTCTGGCCTGAAGATTTAGACCGATCCGATAATTAATTGTGAACGGTAACGAACGAACGGAGATTATTGCGCTCACTAAGCAATTAGCGGAATTTCAAGTCGCTGTAACCAAGATAATTGTTCCGAGGGAGGAAATAGATCGAAGAGAATCCAATTTACGTGATAGAATATCATCAAGCGAAAACCGTGCCATGCGGTGGGCCGTCAGTTTGGGAGTCCTTAACTTAGGCGGATGGGCATCCTTAGCATGGATGTTAGCCTCACAATAATATACAAAGGAGGTCATATGCGAGAATGTACATGTGGCAGTGCAGCAGCCCGTAAAAATAATGTATTACTTAAGCGATGGTTTAAGGGAGCCTTTGCGTCAGCGCTTGTTGCCGCAATCCCGGCCATCCAGATCGCTTTGGAGTCGGCAGACTTTAGCAACCTCGTCGGGCCGAGCGTGTCGGCTCTCATTGTGGGAATTTTACTGGCAGCGGATAAGGCGTTCCGCTGGAGACAATAAGTGTCGTTCCGCATTGCGGTTGTATCGGACACACATCTAGGATCTAAGTTCCAGCAACTCAGCGCACTCCGTAAGTTCTTACGGTTCGCTAAACGCGAAGGTGCCGAGGAGATATTACACGTCGGTGACCTTTTTGAAGGGCGTATGAGCCACAGAGGGTCAGAATTTTTACGGTTCTTGGATTCTGCGGATGAAATGGTCGATTATGCTGTAGCCAAGTATCCCGACACTGGACTGAAGACTTCAATCATTACCGGGAACCATGACATCTCTCTCATGAAAGAGAGTGGATACAATCCGGTTCGAGCAGTTTGTAAGCAGCGTGATGACTTTAAATTCATGGGCAATGACGAAGCGTTCGTCTCCATCCACGGAGTAAAGATTCGTCTATACCATCCGGGTGGAAGTCCGGGGCTTGCTAAAAGCTATCGGGCACAACAAGAGATCTGGAGGAACGAAATTACCCCTGACATCTTGCTTGTCGGACACTTTCACTTCTTCAACTCGGTGTATGAGAAAGGAGTCACCGGCGTTAACGCTGCGTGTTTCCAATCTCAGACACCGTATGAAAAGGGGAAGAACCTCCATCCAAACGTAGGTGGCGTGTTGTTAGACATACACAACAACAAGCGTGTAGGCGTTACTTACGTCCCGTACGATCCTTTGAATTCGGACTGGTAGTTAAGCTACGGAGAAGTTTTCCCATGCAGCCTCTTGTGCCGAATAACTCGCGACTTGCATAACAATTCGCGCATTGCCCGGTTTGCCTAAGCTAACAGGTTCTCCCAGTTCGAACATCTTAAGGAACTCATCCGCTTCATCACGATCCTTGAAATTGACGACAATCTCTTTTGTGGTTACCGTGTGCGTTGATGCGGATTTACTGGGTACGATCTCAGGTTCGATAGGTTCCGGGTCTTGTGGGAGCGTAATTCCATCTGTCACAGGCACTGGAAGCTTTAATGCGCCTTCAGTATCTGGTTCATACGGAAGCTCTGATCCTGCGCGACGTTTTCTAGCCTGTGCTTCCTTTAACCAATCACTAATATGAATGGAATCCTCTGGTGTCCACTCGGCATCGATCTCAAAATTTCGTCCGGCCTCAGCCAATAAACTTACTGCGAGTGTTGGAGTGAATCCATGCGACATAGCGATCTCAGAGAACATCGTAAGAACTTTCGTTTCTGAGGATTCCATAGCCTGTTCCTCAGTCATACCTTTTACCTGTGCAGCAAATTCTTCCGCAGTTACTTGCGTATCACCGCCACCACGCAATTCAGCGATAAGGTCACTCTCATTAATCATGTTGCCTCCTGTTAGTTAAGGCTGTGTGTACAATCGCTACAGCATCTTTAGGGTTATCGACAACACGAGCGACACCTGCGCCGCTATCGTTGAGTTCCTTTAGTGTGTAGTCTTGAATCTTTGTTGTCTTTCCTGTTGATGTTTTTACTTCGAACGCGAAAAAAAGTCCCTCACAGCCGCCCAAAATATCCGGTATTCCGGCTCGTGTGATAGCAGACCCATGATACTTAACCCACCATCCACCCACCTCCGATTGGAGGTGGCGGATAATGGATTGTTGGAGACGAGTCTCTGGATTAGACACCCAGTGACGAGAACTCTTCAATAAGCTCTTCTGTCTTACCCCACGGGCGGTGATCGACGAAGCGCTTAATCTTAGACTCTAACTGTCCCTTGACAGTCTCACCCTGACGGTTCACCCAGTCACGACCAACTTCTGCTGTCAGTACAGCCCCAACGTGCTTTCCATTTGCGGAAGACCACGGAACGGCTACCTGTTGTCCTTCAGGGTATTCCATACCATTGAGCGCTTCAGCGAAACTACGTTGGAACCAGTACGATGCTTCAGAATCTACGAACGCCGAAGTAAGCTGCGTTCCGACATGCTCTTCAGCGCCTACCGGACCATCGACAATCTCGAACGTGGCAATTACGCCTTCATTGCCCGAGTTAAACTTGCGCTCCTCTGAATCAATAATTTCCAACTGGTAGTTCCCATCAGGAACGATAGGTCTGCTGAATCCAGATGACCCACGCTGGCTATCCTTAGACTGAAAACTACGATCACTTGCTGGCACGAGTGCCCTCCAATGCTTGGACGATCTTCGTCCATGTGGGGTCATCCATCCTTGCGGGAAGACGACCTGATCTATCTTTTGCGGTGATGACGGGCTTCTCTTGGAAGTCCAATCGCCGCTCCCAACCTCCGCCCTCAGCTTTCACAAGCGTCAAGCGGCCTATAACAGACGTGATTCGGTTAATCCCACGCCATACAGAGTTCACAAATTCTGGTCTGACCTCTGAAATCGTCTTCTGTGACCAGTTTTCTCCGACACCCTGATAGTCGATATGCTCATGTGCAGTGACAATGAGTGTCACGTCACGCTTTTTCAACTCTTGAAAATGCCTAACCATCATATCACGTACAACCTTATAATGGTTGCCAAAATCCTCATGGGCACCCAATTTCACGAGTGCCTCTCCAGCAAGCATCTCCTGTAGGGTGGACCCTGTATCGTACGCAATGACATCATAGTTCTCAGCGTTTCCAGCTTCGAGCCACTCAGACAATCCATACCACTCTTCGAGTGTGTTGAGTCTAACGGTGTCGATAGGTAGCTGGTCAAGAGTTTCCGCACCGCCGAAATCACAATCAATCAATAGTACTTTCTTACCTGCGCTATGTACGGTTCCAATTAAATGTGTTTTACCCGCGCCCGGTTGTGAGTACACGACGAATAGCCGATGATACGATTGACTATTAGCCTTAGTAATTGTCGGGGCTTCTCCTCGTGGTGCTCCCGGAGTTTCCGGCGTAGCAGCCTCGACTTCACTCTGTGGGACTGGCATCTGCCCTCCTTATATACTTAACGAGATTTGCTTGTATGGTAAATACAGGCACACCATCGTTGAACACTTCTACAAACGTTGCGTCACCGTACTCGTTGATCACACATCGTTGACCCTCGATTTCAAACGGCTCGCTTTCTTCTACACCATAGACCCTATATGTGTGTGTCTCCCCCTCATTAGGCTGGCGCATGGTAACGATCCCAATAGTCGCTTTTCTCGAATTGTCGTAGTTCCTCTTTAACTAGATCTTCATCTCCCTGTAACTCAGCCCCACAGATACCCTTGAATTGACATGAGGGGCAGGTAAATGGTCCCACAGATCGCGGGAAAACATTTGCTTTAGTCGCGGCATTGATGAACGAATTTGTAGCCCTGATATCTCGTAACGCCGTCTGAATAATATTCGGTGTCATACGGATGACGCGCCTGCGAAAAAATGGACTGGGCTTCAAATTTAAGTCCGTAATCTGCCTATCATATTCAGATAGGTTTATTGTTGGATGTTCCCATGATGCCTTCTCAACCGCATCGATGTATTCGAAGACTGTGGTCTCAATAGCACGACTCGATATGCGCGGTCCTTTGCCATCAGCATATGTGCCGTCTGATCTTGGCTTATCTTTCAACCCAACGACTGAAGGAGTAGTTGGAGCTTTCGTTAAGATATAGTCAAAGACTACCTGCTCAATCTGTTCTATGTTCTGACGGTTCCACAACCCCGCATAGAACGCAAGCTGCGGATCATTGAGTTGAACACTATCGTCAGGGATGCGTCCGGTTGTTTTGCGGTCTATTAATGTTAGACCCTCACCAAAGCGTTCATCACGAACGAGAAGGTCCATAATACCAACGTGTCGCCGACCATCGATTTCAACGTCCAACTTATGTTCAACACCCTCTACTTCCCAGTTATCGTCTTGATATTGGAAACGATAGGATCGAACGATACGGCGGAGATCATCGGGAAGTGGTGGGAGAACCCTGTCTCCTTTCCCACGGTTCTGGTAAATCGCACGCTGGTCGGCTGTTAATGCGTTCCAGCGCTCCTCGACAAGTGATAGTGCCTTTTCATCTCCCATGCTCTCTGCGTTCTCAAAGAACTTATGGGCTTCAATACCCATACGAAGCGGCGCGGTGAGATGCACAGGTCGAAGGTTATCAACGTAACCAAATCGATACGCGAGATTACACCGTTGGAACGCCCGTGTAGGTGAAATTGCAATGGGACGAACCACTGGATTGTCAATCATAAAGCTGCCCTCCATAAGACTAATTATACCACACTATTCTTTGGTTGATTCTTCTTCTTCGTCGTACCCGCACTCTAAACAGTACAGCCAGTCGACGTCTCGTTCCATGTAAGACTCGCAGTCCGGGCAACGGACACCCGTGAAAGTTCCAACACTCTCGTCTGCAAATGCTTTTTCTCTGGCGTCGGCGAATCCGTCCATATTACTCATGTCCAGTGATCTCCTATTGTCCATTCTGCCTCAAGAGGAATGGGCGCTGAAAAACCGAAATGTAGATCCAAAACCGATAATGCATCATCCATTAATGTAGCTACAATATCCTCTCCTGTTCCGATTGGTTGTTCCCATATAACCGAGTCATGAACCGATGCTACGACGTGGACATCGTTATAATCTTGCAATGCTACCAGTGCTGCGTGTGTAATGTCAGCAGCCGGGGATTGAACAAGAAAATTAATCCCCTGTCGTATGGTGTGGTACACAATCTTTGAATCGTTCGAATCAACGTCTTCTAAGTGTCGCGTTCGTCCGAATATCGTGGTGAGAGATTGGTCGTGTCGGACACGATACTCAGTACGCTCATGCCATTCTCTAAGCCCGGGGTAGGCGTTAAAATAAGAGTTTCGGGCGGCGTAGGCATCGTCGATTGAGAAGACCGTTCCGTATTCTTTGAAAGCATGTTGGGCAAACTTAGTTGCTCCCATACCATACAGGAATCCAAAGTTGATGGCTTTAGCTCGTTGTCGTTCTTCATTGGTAACCTTTCCTCCCACAATAGTTTCGGCGGTAGCGGCATGAATATCCACACCGTCGCGAAAGAGTTGGCACATGTGTTGATCAGGAGCGATGATTGCTGCAACCCGAAGTTCAACTTGTGAAGCATCCCATGAAACCATCTCATGGCCCTCACGTGGCGTGAACACACGTTTCATCTTGTGTTCGGGATCACGTGGGACTTGTTGCATGTTGGGATTTTTAGCTGAGTGTCGCCCCGTGTCAGTTAATGGAAAATAGCTTGCATGGATACGGCCATCTGGCATCACGTAGTCAGGCCACTTGGTAGTGTATTTTACGATCAGCGAACGAATATCTTTCCACTTCCGGTACTGGTCAACCAGCGGGTATTGATTGCGGAGATGCAGGGTCGCATCTTCACTCACCGACAGTTTTCCTGTCTTTGTTCGTTCGGTTAGTGGCACACCGGCTTCAACCAACCACTTCGCGACTTGTTGGGGCGAGTTGAGATTAACGCCGGGTGCGTAGGGCTTGTAAGCGGTTTCTAGCTCCAACAGATACTCATGCAATTCAGTATTGACACGATGATCAAAGCCAATACCATTATACTCCATATCCCCTACTGCCTTACTAAATTCCATGATGAATTTGAAGTAGGATTCATTGGCACGGTACTGCCAAAGCTCATAGAGGGCATAGGTGTATGTACAGTCTAATGCACAGTATTCAGAGTAGGATTCCCATGGCTCATTCACGTAATCAATATCTTCTCCATATGCTGGAGCATCAAATAGTAACTGTGCGAGCGCCTCTAACCCTGTCGGTTGACCTTCATCAACATAGTGAGCAAGGAGCATGGTATCGACAATGAAATGCCCTTCAAACCCGTATGCCTTACGGAGCCAATTGCGTTCAAACTTTGCGTTATGCGCGATTAGCGATTTAGATTCAAGGATCTTCAATAAGGGCTTGATATATGGATCTTTAAAAACATGAGCTTCGGTATCAGATAAGGCTACACCGATCATGAGAATACGTGCGCCCTGTGCATATGGATCAACCTGTCCGGGTGTTTCAATATCAATCACTACAGGACCATTGTGATGCAGAATGCGCTCTAAATTGAATAGCTGAGTTCGTGCAATTTCATTACTCATAGCGAGACTTTATGAATCCTCCAATCCAATCTTGCATTTGACGCTTTTCGACGACGGCTCTGTACATATATTCATCAACCGTTCCTCCTGCCTGTAGAAAATATGTGGTCATGGGTCGTGTTTGTCCAATGCGATCATTTCTCGCATCAGCTTGTTCCACGTGTGATAGGTCATAATCGATAGAGAAGAAGAATGTGTAGGCTGAAGCGGATAGATCTATGGACTCCGAAGCAGCAGCGAGTGAGCAGACGAGGACTTGAGACTTTCCCTTGATAAACGTTTCGATTGTTTTACGACGATCATCCGTAGAGTCACTTCCTGTGATCGATCCCAAGCCCACATGCGTCCCACTATCGAGGTGGGCATCCCTGAGCGCTTCCGAGATTGCCTCGATTTCAGGTCGAAATCGCGCAAAGACCACGACTCGTTCACCCGCATCCAGTAGGGGTTCGATGTATTCAACCAAGGTATTGAGCTTGGACTCACCCACCCAAATGGTTTCACCCGCTGGAGTTCGTGTGAATCCTGCGGTGACTTCGGCAAGCCGCATGAGGCGAGGGAGTACGTGGTCGGCCATAACAACCCGCTCCACTGGTAATCCAGTTCGTTCAGATTCACCTTCAACCAGTGCCACGAATTCTTTCTCCAGTTTTTCATAGATCTCTGTCTCCATTTGAGAGAGTGGAATACTAATAATTTGACGTGTCTTTTTTGGCAGATCTAAGCATTCAGTTTTTTGAATACTATAGGTATGCGTTTGTACCAGTCGTTTGAGTTCGTCGAGGTTCTTAAAATGGTACATGAGCCAGTGCCGTGGATAGGGTGCCCAGTCGCCATAAGTCGTTTTAAATTTACCGTAGTTTGTGCCAAAGACCTTCGGGTTAATAAATCGGAAGATGGCATAGTAATCAAATGGTCCTTTCGGGGCGGGTGTCCCGCTTAGTCCCACTCGATAATCAACGCGCTGTCCGACACGATAAAGAAATCGAGAGCGTTTGGATGAAGGGCTTTTAATCTTTTGTATCTCGTCGCATATGGCTAGAGTGCGCGGTGTTAATGAGTCGAGAATTTGTGTCCGCCGCCATGCCATATCATAGGTGATGATGTGTATATTGAGTGGTGTATCAATTGGCGTATATTCACGGTAAAAAGGAGCTTCTCGTGTTTCTTTATGCTCCATTTGAACGGTGAGATTATAGTCGAGGCCAAAGTTCTTGAGTTCGTTTTCCCATACGGATATGGCTGACTTTGTACAGAAAATCCATACGTTATCGATCTTGTCCCGAATGGTTAATGCACCGGCTACTGAGAGTGCGGACAGGGTTTTCCCTGTGCCCATCTCCATATGTAGAAGTCCAATTCCTCCCTGCCCCATAACCTGTCGCGCTGCATCAACCTGATGCTTATAGAGCGGAATCGGTGCGTAATATCGTTTCACTGTCCCTCCCATGTGCTATTATAGCAGCCGCACCAGTAAGGAGGGCAACTTGAAAGAATTTCTTCGCCGACTACATCCAACGCATTTCTCATCCAATGACCCGGACCAAGAGAATACATGGTTAGAGCACCCTGTTCCGCTTGATCTGCCAGACATTGAAGATCTTGTATCGAGAAAGCGTGATGTTTATTTTGCTCCGGTTCATTTTCGTGGGTTGCGTCGTAGTGAGAATGCCGTATTCGTAACGTGGGTATGGGCAGACCTAGACTTTGTACATCCTGATCGTCTCCAGATACGCCCGACCATTGCATGGCAATCATCGCCCGGACGCTTCCAAGCGTTGTGGGAGTTGGATGCTCCTGTAGAAGCGGCAGAGGCGGCTGAGTGTGGTAAGCGTATGGCCTATGCTGAAGGTGCGGATAAGGGCGGATGGGATATTACGCAAGTGTTGCGCGTTCCCGGCACCCGTAACTTTAAGTATCCAAGCGCTCCTGTGGTTGAATTGTTGTGGAGTGAACCCACGACCTATACGACGACTACCTTTCATTTTGCGTACCCGGCTGTGCAGGTTGAATCGATGGATACGGAACTGGTGCCTGTTGATGTGCCAATAAGTATGTTGATGAGTAAGCTTGGTGTGACATCTCGTGAATTGCTTGATCGACCTTTAGAGAATGGTGTGGATCGGTCTGATTTCTTATTTCGGATGTCAGCGCAACTACAGGAAGACGGGTTGTCTCCTGCGGAAACGTATACGCTTGTGAAAGCGTCCCCATGGAATAAGTTCCGTGGTCGCGAAGATGAGGGGTTGCGTCTCTCTCAATGTGTAATGCGTAGTTCAGTGGCTGGCGCGGTTGCATTAGATGAGGCTCCGGTTGAATCGGAATTCGTATGGTTGTCTGAGTTGCTGGCAAATCAGCCGATGGATGCGGGATGGTTGATTAAAGATGTCTGGCACGCTGATGCTTGGGGTATCGTGGGTGGTGAGGCTAAGAGTCATAAATCCATGTTGACGTTGGAAATGGCTATTGCCGTTGCCAGTGGTGAACCGTTCCTTGGCAAGTTTGAAGTGCATCGTAATGGTCCGGTGTTGATAATTCAGGAAGAGAATGATGCGGATTATTACTTGCCTGATCTTATGTATAAAATGTTGCGCGAGCGCGGATTGTTTCCTTCCCCTGCGATTTGGACTGAGGGACGGGATCGACAACTGGCTCCGACTCGTAATCTTCCTATACGTTTTCTTAATCAGAGTGGGTTTAATCTCACTGATCCTGAGCATTTGGAGCGTGTGCGTGATGAGGTTGAGCGTATCCGTCCGGTATTGATAATTTTTGATCCGTTGTATTCGATGTTGGGCGGTGTCGATGAGACTAAGGCCCATGAGGTGCGTCCTATTCTTAATTGGTTGCGTAAGTTGAGTAAGGATTCTAGTGCTGCTGTGGTGGTGTGTCATCATTGGCGTAAGAAACAGGGTAAGTCGGATACGTCACGTGCGGGACAACGGTTGAGTGGGAGTAACAATTTTCATAATTGGATTGTGTGCGGGTTGTATGTTGAGCGTCCTACTGATAAAAAGGCACAGGTTATTGTGCAACGTGAGTTTCGACGTGCCTCGGTTCCCGGTCAGTTGGTTATTGATTTTGATATTGGTGAGTGGGGTGACTTGGACGCATATGCAACGAAAATATCGAACGGAGAATCTCCCGTGCCCTAGCGAGAGTTGTGTTGACAGTTTGTCTCGCGATGTTGCACATATCCATGATTTCTGAGTATGAGTATCCTTGTACGAATAGGTGAAAGATCTCGGCTTGTCTATTTGTCAACTCATCTTCAATGCGGAGTATGTATGCGGGGTCTGATATTTCAGTTTGTGGTTCGGTGTACTTGATATAGATTGATTCGTGTTTCGTATCAGCCATTTTGAAGTGTCTGATTCGTCCTAATGCTCGCATCTTTACCATTTGGCACATGAGGGGGAATGTGTCGCGTTCAGTGTCGAACCTGTGCGGATTCGATAACAGTGTGATATAGGTTTCCTGTAATATATCCTCCCGTTCTTCTTTTGGAATCCGGTTGAAATTATTATATAGATATCCTTTCAACTTGCTGTCTTGGGTTTTGAATATCTCTTCTATTTCTTGGTGTGTCAAGTGTGTCCTCCCGGATCTATGTGTGGATGGGTATTCCTGTGTTGATTTTATGACTGGCTTCGGCTATGTATCGCATGAGTAGGAATGCGCCGATGGATAGGGTGATGATGTGGAATGTGAGTATTCGTAATATGGTTAACATACGGTATTGGCATTTCTCCATCGGTAGGGTAGATTAGCGGCTATTTCTAAAACTGTGTGCCAATTAAGAACGAATGTTTCCCAATTTGATTTATTGAAATCATTAGGGAAGTCTTTATCATAGGCTCCAAGTTGACCGGCTTCGAGTTGATATATGTATACGTTACCTGATCTAGTATGGGCTGTTAATCGTGTACCATATTCACTGAAGCATTGACCTTTTAGATTAGTGATCTCTTCTTTAATGTGATCATTAATTTTGAAGATGAGATCTGATTTTGGTGTATATGTGCCTCCGAATACATAGATGTTGAGGTTTTTATGCATATCGATATTCTCCGAATAGAGCTTCTTGTAGGATTACATCACCCATTTCATCATCTATGTTATCGTTTAAGCAATTTCTACACATGTTGTGTTCTATTCCGTAGTTCTTAATTGCATCCATAAGATTTTCAAGAGTGAGTCCGTATTTTCTTGATTCTTCTATTACTTGAAATTCTACTTGTTGTTTCTTGATGAGTGTTTCTGCAATGGTATTTTCAATGGGATTTCCTCCTTTGACTACGACCATGTTAATCCATTGACTGCTTATACCGCTGAGTGCTGAAGATAGTACGTTATCAATGATTGACTTCATTTCGTCATCAATTTGCATGATAGAGTTCTCTTTGTGCTTCTATGTTGGCATATTCTTCCATAGATTTATTTAGATATTTAATATCTTTAGGTAGGTCTTTTCCTTCGGATACGATATATCTAAATCCAAAGTTGTCATTGTAGACAATTACCTGAGAATTATCGTGGAGGGTGACCAGATTATATATATCAACAAATCCTGTATCGTCTCCAAAGTCCCATTCTTCATCTGAAAATCCTTCCATAACGATTTGAAATGCTTCATTAAGTCTCAGATCTATTTCATCCATCTTCAATTAACTCTCTTATGCTTCCTAGCCAGTATGAGCCTTTGTAGGATTCAGCATCGTTTTTACGTTCGATATTTTTCCTTTCTCTCCATCTACGTTCTTGATCTTCTTGGGTTAGATGTTCTTGATCTTCTTCTGTTTGATCCATTAGATTTCTTTCTCATTAATGACTTGTATTTCCCATTCATCTGATTCTTCTTCATCACCGGGTTCATCTGGTTCGTATTCCCATGCTCCTGTTTCTTCGTTGTTGTAATAGTTATCACTGGAAATAGCATCTTCGGCTATGAGTTTGTTGATTTTCTTTTCAGCGTCAAGTTCTGATTCAGCTTCAATGACGAATGTTCCATATTGTGAATAGTGTGTCATTCTGTAAAGCTCGACTTCGAATTCTTTCATGTCAGTCTCTTTCTGAGGTGAATTCGTGGATGAGTTTGCCTTGACCCCATGTATTTCCAGTTTCGAGGTAGGTGTCTATAATCTGACATCGTAGGGCACCATTACGATCAATGAATGCAGCAATTCGATATGGTTTCTTAATTTCTCCTTTCACTCGTTGATAGAGGTTGAGTTGAAATCCTCCATCTTTGCTTCGTGGTCCTCCTGTGAGTGTTGTTTGACGACCATCAATATCGGCTTCGATCCACCAGTTCCTAACTGCCATTGAACTTGTCCTTTTTGGATATTTTGACTATATTTTCGTATAGATCTGTTACTTCTGCCATGTTAAAGTCACCTTGGCGTCCGTCCTCTATTAGTGGATGAATGGCTTTCATGAATGGGATCATGGCATCGAGTATTTCACCGGCTCGTTTAACTTCATCGAGTAGATCGTTTTGAGCCTTGTTTGTTTCAACTATGCCGTACATTTGTACGATGGTTGGAAGGAGATCTTTCCATGCTGGTGTGATATCAATTGCTTGTCCGTTTCGATGATCTTCAGGATGGAATACGAGTTCAGACATTGTATGTCCTTGTGTTACAGAATATTAGGAATCTTTGTTCCGTGATTAATCCAATGTCTAGTTGCGTATTGTTCTTGATTGTCTTCAATAGCATCTGCCATTTCTTCTTGCCATAAGTCTGTATCAAAGTCATATAAGTCCAGTTCTTCGTATAGATTGGTTTCTTCTACTAATTTTGGTTCGCGTCCTGTGACGCTTATGAATTGATTAAGTATTGCGTCATTTGCTATAGCTCTATTTGGTGACCAGTAATCCTTTCCATCAAATATTAAAAGGCTAACGGTGCCTAACATGCTTTCATCTATGAATACTTCAATAGCACCTCGTTTCGTAGCTGTATAGAACAGTTCATTCCATCGTATGAATGCTTTATGTGGATTGACATAACGTTCGAGTGTCATTGGATATCCTGTAATCATTATGTTACTTTTTGTACAATGCCTTTTTTGATCTTTACACTTCCATACCATTCACCTCCATTGGGTAGTTTGCCTTTGACGATGTACCAGCGTGCTCGGTAATAGTTATCGCCTTTGTATAAGTTGAATTGCTCGCATTTATCGGCTGGTTCGATCATGTTACCGATATATTTATCAATAAGGCTAGGAAGATCTCTGGCAGTTTTAATGCCTTTAATCTTGATAGCCATTATGATTTCTCTACGCGCATTCGACGTTTGCTGTAAGGATAGTACAACTCATCTTCAGCTATTCTACCCTTTTTAGTTTTTAGTAAGAACTCCCATTTCTCAGTTTGTTCATTGAAATGTTCAATGATGTAGTTTGTTGTATTTCTGTTGGGTAAAGTTCTGGGTGTAGGCTCAAAGTCCAACGGTAAATTTGTAGGTTGTTTCATTTTCAAGTCGCTTTCTAATAGCGGTTGCAAGTTCTTTCCTAGTAATCTTACCATCATCCCAATATATTGTGAAAGCTTCGATGTCGTCGTATCGTTCTTTACTAAGTCCTTCTGGGAGTTCTTCGCCTAGTAAGTATTTGCCTGCTAGGGAGTGTGTGCGAGGGATATATTCTGTTTGACTGAATTCGTTGTAGTAGGTGTTGAGGACTGTTTGAATGGCTGTTGGTGGAGGTTTGTCTGAGTCCATGATTTCGGATACGGTTGCTC